GTTGTCTTCGTCTTCCTCGGACAAGTTCGGATCGTTGGTATAGAAGATGTAGCCGGCATGGGCGCCGTTGCTGTAGTAGCGCCGGCGGAACAACGTGGCCGCTTCATTCAGCAACAGCGCCTGCAGCCCGCCCAGATAGTCCGGGATTCCGTAGATGTTCTGCTCTACGTCATAGTCCTTGATGTGGACGATCTCGTCCTGGTCGTACTCCTCCTCCCCACCGTTCTGCAGCAATTGGACGAAGCCACCATCCACCTTTACCCGCATGTTGATCGCCGGCAGGTGCTCCAGCTCCAGGACATGGCCCAGGAAGTTTTCGTGCGCCAGGAAGTACGCTTCCCCGAACACCATGTAATCCAGGGCGGCACAGCTCATTGTGTGAGCGCTGCAGCCTTCCGATGGGATGAACTCACGCAGCAGCAAGTTGCGCTTGAACTTGGGAATGGCGCCGTGGTGCGCGTTGGCCCGCAGCAGCTTGGCCAGGCCGGCGCGGGACACCGGCGGCTTGTACAGGCGCCCGTCGTCGGTTGGAAAGATGCCCAGGTACTCGCCGATGTTGGACGTCAGCACCTGTTCCGGCTCCCCGAACGTGAACACCCGCGTGGGCTGCTGTGCCTGTGGCTGTCTGGCGTGGTGTTTTCTCTGTCGTTTGGACATGGCTTCCGCTCGTGAGGTAACGGCTCTTGCGCCGCTTGTTGGTGTTCAGGGGTTCGTTGTGCAGGGCGTGCATCACCGCCCATGCGATGTCGGCGTGCCCGGTGGCCTCGGTCCTGGAAGCGCTGAATGTGATCTGGCCGCCATTGGTGGTCCCGCGCTTGATCGTCAGGAAGGCCTGGGCGATATCGGTCCAGCCCGCGTCCCACTCGATCCGGCCGGCGCGGATAACGTCTTGGGCTTTCAGCACCAGGGTCGTCTTCGTCTCCAGGCTGTAGTGGATTCGCTGTGCACGCGGGTAGAAGTCACAAACCACGTCGTATACGCCGATGCCGACGCCGGTGGTGTCGATCCCGATGTGCTGGACGTTGAAGCGTTCGGTCAGCTTCTTGATCTGGGCCGCCTGGTAGGTGAACGACTGCCCACGCCAGCTGTATTTCTCCAGGATCCGGAAGTTGCCGCCCGGCTCGGCCGGCGGCGCGACCACAACACAAGTGGCGTCGTCGCGGGTACGGCTTGGGTCGTAGCCGATCCAGACCGGGTTGTTGCCGAAAGGTCGATCGACGTCCGGGTCGAAGTCGTCCCACAGCATCAGGTCGGAGTAGCAGCCCTCCAGGTCCTTGAGGCCGAAGGCGCTCTGCGTGCTGTCGATGAATTTGCAGTAGAACAGCTGCTGGAACTTGTCTTCGTCGTACTCCAGCTCCAGCTGGGTCACGTCGAACAAGTCGCAGCCGCCGGCAATGGCATCGTCCAGGGTGATCGTCTTGCGCCACTGCCCGTCCGGGCATAGCGCACCCTGGGTGTACGCAGCCTCAGAAGGCCATTCACCTGCAGCTTTCTTGCGGCGTTTGTCGTTACGGAAGGTCTCGCCCGTCCAGAACGGGTACGCCTGGTGGCTGACAGCGCTGGGCGTGGAGAAATAGGTTTTGCGCCATTTCTTGTGTGTGCCCATGGCGCTGGCCACGGTGCTCAGCTTCTCGAAGTCGCGGATCCAGAAGTATTCGTCCACATAGACATGTCCGTGGTAGCCCTGGGCCGTGCTGCTATTGGTCGAGAGGAAGCGCAGCTCGGCGCCGTTGCTGAGGACGATCGGGTTGCCGGTCAGCTCAATACCGAACCACTTCTGGGCAAACTGGATGATGTAGCTACGGAAGATCTCGGACTGTGCGCGACTGGCCGAGAGGAACACCTGGTTATCCCCAGTCAGCACGGCATCCATGAAAGCCTCGCCGGCGAAGTAGTAGGTCAGACCGACCTGCCGACTTTTGAGGATATTGCGCAGCCTGCAGGTCAGCGGGTTCTGTTTCGCCGCGAACAGCTCCTGCTGGTACCGGTACATTTTGGAAATGAACTGGTCGAGGAAATCCACCTCGGTCAGGCCGCTGACGTCGTTCTTCGCGGATTTCTCCCGCTTCTTCCCACCGCCACCTCGACGCTCTCGGCGCTGGCCCTGCTCCCGATCGCCCTGCTCCCGCGCTGGCTCGCTCGCCGCCGGCGCAGGCACGGCTGGCTTGCTCGCCTGCTTAATCAGCTTTTCCCGCACGGCAGTCAGCCGGTCCAGCTCGTCCAGGTCGCCCTTCGTCAACGTGTCCTGTTTTTCGCAAATGAGCGTGATCCGCCGGCTGATCGCTGTCAGCGGCTCCTCATCGGTCAGCATGTCGTCCCAACTGCCCTGGCGGATCCAGTAATAGATGATCCGCACGTTCGGCAGCTTCAACTGAGCCTGGATTTCCTTCACCGAGGCACGGCGCAGGTACAGCCGCTTGGCGGCCTCTTTGACTTCGATCGAGTAGTTCATGGGGCGGAGTCTATGCGCCGAAACAGCCCCAAACTCGGCATAAAAGTGAGCGAAATTCCTAGAATTGGCAGATAGGAATTCTGCTCAAGCAAACCGATTGGCCGGTGCCGATCGGCTCCCTATCGTGGCGCTCATCGACCCCCAGCGAGCGCTTCAACCGATGCCACGATCACTTGTCTCCTACTGGAAACGCGTTGCTGTCAGCGGCCCAACCGCCGACAACCGCGAAATCACCGTGCAGGAGCTGGTCGACTGCGCCGAAACCTACAAGCTGTCCACCTATACCGCCGTGATCTGGAGCGAGCATGAACGCTGGCCTGGCTCCCACGGCACTGTCTTTGCCGTGCGTTTGGTGACCGAGAACGACGACCCCGAACTGCAGCCCGGCCAAGTGGCCCTCGAAGCTCAGCTCAAGCCCAACGACAAGCTGCTGCATCTGAATGACCAGGGCGAAAAGCTGTTCACCAGCGTTGAGATCATGCCGAACTTCGCCAACTCCGGTCGCTTTTACCTCACGGGCCTGGCCGTCACTGACGAGCCAGCAAGCCTGGGTACCCAGGAGCTGTATTTCTCCAGGCGTGCCCGCAGAGGCAACCGCTACGACAAGACCTCCTACTTCTGCGCCCCCGTAGAGCTGGGCTCCCTTCGTGAGGGAAGCCAGCAACCGGGCGAACTGCGCCGCTTCTTTAACGCCCTGACCGGCCTGTGCAAGCGCTTCGCCGACACCACCACTACCTCAACCGACGAGACCAACCCGATGGATGAAGCAACAGCCAAGGCGCTCAAGGCGCTGTATGACCAATTCGTGATCCTGCTGGCCGGCCTGCAGGCCGTGCTGGAACCCGTCGTTGAAGGTGTCGATGACGCCGACAACAAGGACCAGGTCGATGCCGTAGGCGCCGCCGTCCAGGACGTGGTGGACGAAGCGGACGAAAACCGCGAGTTCAACCGCAAGGATGGCAAGGGCGGCAAAGGCGGTAAGGACAAAGGCGACGTGAAGGAACTCAGCGCCCGCATGGATGAGCTGCAGGAAACCCTCACCCAAATGTTCAACACCACCTCGAATCGCCGCCAGGTCAAGCGCACCACTGGCGCGGCTGGCGAGAAGAAACGCGGCGGGGGTCTGCGCTAATGGGCGCCCTGTCGAAACGCGCTGCAGCGGAATATCTGCAGCTCCAGGACGACCTCGCCGAGGCGTACAGCATCGATGACGCCACTCGCACCTTTGCCGTGGAGCCGACCCACGCCCAGGAGCTGAACGACCAGATCACCGAGCGCGTCGATTTCCTGGGCCGTATCAACGTCATCGGCGTGACCGAAATCAAGGGCGAGAAGGTATTACTGGGCCTGAATGGCCCCGCTACCGGACGCACTGACACCGACGAGAACGACCGCGTACCACGCGACCTCCTGGACCTGAAGAACAACATGTACGAGTTGTTCAGTACCGAGACCGACGTGTCGCTGAAGTTCGCCACCATCGATGCCTGGGCCAAGTTCCCCGAGTTCGCGCGCAAGTACCTGGAGGCCGTGCAGAAGCGTATCGCTCTGGATCGCATTCTGATCGGCTGGAATGGCGTCAAGGTCGAAAAGCAGACCAACCGGAACCTATACCCGCTGCTTCAAGACGTGAACAAAGGCTGGTTGCAGCAGGCTCGCGAGCTGATTCCCGAGCAGGTCCTGAAGCCAACCGATCCTGCGGTCAAGATCAAGATCGGCAAGGGCGGCGACTACGAAAACCTCGACGCTGCTGTGCATGACGTCAAGCAGATGATCGACCCGGTGTTCCGCGACGAGGGCGACCTGATCGCCATCATCGGCTCGGATCTGCTAGCCCACGATAAGGGCAAGCTGTACGCGGCCCAGGGGCAGACCCCGACCGAGAAAGAGCGCATCGAGAACGCCCAGGTGATCGAGACCTACGGCGGCCTGCCCTCTTTCCTGGTCCCGTTCTTCCCGGCCAAGGGCATCCTGGTCACCTCGTGGGACAACCTCTCGATCTACTTCCAGGACTCCAGCTGGCGTCGCCACCTGCTCGAAAACCCGAAGCGCTCCCGCGTCGAGGACTACAACGGCCGTAACGAGGGTTACGTGATCGAGCAGCTGGGCAAGTTCGCCTACCTGGAATCTGACGGGGTGGAAACCGTATGAGCCTGGCACTAGCGCACAAGCGCCGTGTGCTGGAGCAAGGCACCGCTGCAGTAGCCCAGGTGGCTGCTGCAGCGGCCCTGCCGTACTCCCCTGGCGAGGCCCTGAGCAGCCCAGCGAATGCTCGCAAGCACCTGAAGCTGATGGAGGCCAGCCTGGACGCGGATCTGCTCCGTTTGAAGGCGATCCCGAACCTCGCCGGCAAGCAGGATCTCAAGCGCACCGAGCTGCTGCCCAAGTACCAGGAATACATCCAGCGCTATCTGGAGTCCGGCCTGCAGCTGCAGAACCGCGTCCTGGTGCAGGTGATGGTCTGGCTGTTCGACACCACCCAGTTCGATGACGCCCTGGAGCTGGCCGACATCGCGATCGAGCAAGGCCAGCGACTGCCGGCGACGTTCAAGCGCCAGGACATCCAGACCTTTGTCGCTGATGCCGTGGGCGACTGGGCCTACGCCGAGTATGAAGCCGGCCGAAGCCCTGAACCCTACCTGTCGGACTTGCTGCCGCGTGTAGATGGCGAGTGGACCCTGCCGGAGCAGATCCCGAGCAAGTTCCACAAGCTGATCGGCATCCGAGCCATGGACGATCAGGAATGGGCAGTCGCCCTCAAGCACCTGGAGCGAGCCACCGAGCTGTACCCGCAGGCGGGCTGCGGTACGCGTATCAAGAAGTGCCGCCGTGTTCTGGCACGCCAGGAAACCGCCGCCAGCGGTACCGAATAACCGACTACCCCCCCAGCGGGAACCCGTGAAGCAGAGTCTGCCATTTATGGCCAGCCCCCGTCGAAACGGTGTCTCCCGCCCTTTTCGAGTGACCAGCGATGAGCTTTTCAGGCAAACCCTCGACCGTGGTGGACCAGGTCATCGAGAACAACGGCTTTTGGCCGGACCTCTCCCTGGCTGAGTACCAGAAGGCTTACCGCCTGCCCGGTGAGTATCTGAGCGAGACGCTGATCACTCACCTCAGCATCGCCATGGGTGAAGTGAACCAGGATCTGGCTCGCGTGGAGACCGCCATCAAGGCCGCCGGCGTAACCAACCTGGAAGCAGAAGCCAGCCTTCACACCGTCCAAGGATGGGACTGTGCCAATAAAGTCGACCTCTACCGACGTGCCGTCTATTGCCGGGCCAAGGCCACCGCCCTGACCGACTTTGCGACCGTTACCCGCCGCGAGGTGGCCGAGAACACTGGCAAAGAGGCGCCTGAGCGCGCTGAGACTTACCTGGCACTGAGCCAACAGTCCCTGCGGATGCTGCAGGGTCGCGGCCGCATAACGGCGTCGCTGCTGTGATTAAGCTGCAGGCGCTGACCCGCTATCTGATCGAGCGTCGCCTGGTGCTGCCAGAACAGCTCGACAGCTGGACTGACCAGGTCCAGGTCGAACTGATCTGGAAGCCCAGCGAGAAGGGACTGCATATGGGCGACATGCGCTACAGCTCAACCATCGCCATCGAGCGGTTCGCCGATCAGCCGACCCGCCTGTTCGCCCTGGTGGGCAGCTGGCTGGAAAACAACGACCAGGACCGTGACGACCTGGCCAACGTGGTGTTCGACGTGGTCATGCTCGACAACGACCTGGCCGACGTCGACATCAAGGTGGACTTCCTCGAGCCGCAGCACTTGACCGAAGACCCGGACGGCGAGATCGGGATCTACGGTAAGACCTGGTCGCTTGCGCCTTATGAGCTATGGGTGGCTGAGCAAGGGGAGGTGGTCGCACATGGCGCCTAACCCTCTGGCCTTGGACGTGCGCGGGATGCTCGAGGCCGAAAGCCTGCTGGCCTTGCTGGAGCTGCCCCTGGCCAAGCGTAAACGCCTGCTCAACAACGTAAGCAAGCGCGTTCGCAGCCTGAGCCGTCAGCGCATCCGCAACCAGCAGAACGTCGACGGCACCCCCTTTGCCCCGCGCAAGGACACTACCAAGGGCAAGAAAAAGATGGAAGCGGGCCTGGGCAAGCTGCTTGAGGTCACTCGCCTGAGCGGCGAAGAAGCCGAGCTGGGCTGGCGCAATGCGCTGACTCGCTGGGTCGCTTCGCAGCAGCACAACGGCGTTTCCGAGCGGCGCACGGCTTCCCAGATGCGCCAGTGGAACAAGGTGCCCGCAGGCACTGCAGCAACCCCGAAGCAGGCCAAGCGCCTGCGTCAGCTGGGTTTCAAGGTGCAGCAGCCCGGCAAGAAGGCCGCCACCCGGCCCTCCGTTGCCTGGATTCAGCAGCACATGAACTACGCCCGAGCAGGCTTGTTGATTCGCATCCTGGACACCAAACGAACCGCGACCTCTGGCGCGCAGAGCTGGGAGATTTCCTTGCCGGCCCGCCAGTTCCTGGGTGCAAGCAACAGCGAAACCAGCGAGCTGGTGAACCTGGTGCTGCGCCAAATCCTCAACTCTCCCGCATAACGAGGCGTACATGGCACTCGGCAAAGTCAGCGTCAACAACCTCAACCTCGGCCAGGGCGCCGTGGCTGAGGTCGAGCGCTATTTCCTGTTCATCGGCCCGGCGAGCAAGAACGTCGGCCAGATCCTAGCCCTGAACCAGGACAGCGACCTCGATGCCCAGTTGGGCACCGCAGCGAGCGACCTGAAAACCCAGATCATCGCCGCACGGCTCAACGGCGGCGACCGCTGGGCGTGCTTGGCCATGCCCCTGGCAGCAGCTGACACCTGGTCGGCAGCACTGACCAAGGCCATGCAGCAGGGCTATTCGGTCGAGGCGGCCGTTATCACCAAGCCGGTGCAGGCCGGTGCTGAGCTGACGGCCATGAATGACGCGGCCGTCTCCATCCTCAACACCTTTGCTCGTCGCCTGTTCATCATGGCGGCCACCCCGGGGATCCTGGCGCCGCAGACCTGGAGCGAGTACCAGACCGCGCAGAAGGCAATCACTGCCGGCATCGCCGCGCCTCGCGTGCTGGCCGTCCCCCAGCTGCACGGCAACGACCTCGGCGTGCTGGCCGGCCGGCTGGCCAATGCCGCCGTCAGCATCGCCGACAGCCCAATGCGCGTCTCCACCGGCGCCGTGCTGGGCCTGGGTGACATCCCCGTCGACAAGGACGGCGTCCCGCTGCAATCGGCCACCCTGGCGGTGCTCGATGCTGCTCGTCTGTCCGTATCGCAAACCTACGCGGACTACCCGGGCGTGTTCTGGGCAGACGGCAACCTGCTCGATGCCCCGGGCAGCGATTACCAGGTGATCGAGAACCTGCGCGTGGTCGACAAGGCCGCACGCCGCGTCCGCATCCTGCTGATCCAACGCATCGCCGATCGGCGCCTGAACAGCTCGGCCAACAGTATGGCGAAGAACATCAGCGCACTCATGGCGCCGCTGCGCGCCATGGCCAAGTCCACCGCCCTGGGCGCCGAAGTGTTCCCGGGCGAGATCCAGCAGCCCAAAGACGGCGACATCGTCCTCAACTGGCTCAGCAAGGTCTCGGTCGTGGCCTACATGAAGCTGCGCCCCCTCAACTGCCCGAAAGACATCACCGCGAACATCGCGCTGGATCTTTCCCCCGAAGCTACGGAGTAACCCATGGGCGCAAAACTTGGCGGTAAGAACTTCGACGTCAACCTGGGCGACCTCCTGGTACATGCCGAAGCGGCCACCCTCGACATCACCGACAACAGCACCACCGCGCAGACCAAAGGCGTACCTAATGGCTGGGTCGACGGCGATGTGGCCGCCGCCGGCGAGCTGGAGCTGGACAACACCAACTTCAAGCTGGTGGTGGCCCAGGCGAAAGCTGCCGGCAGCTTCCGCGAGCTGGAGCCGTTCGACATCGTCTTCTTCGGCAAGGTCGGGGACGAGGAATGCCGCATCGAGGCGTTCGGCTGCAAGCTGCGCGTGTCCAGCCTGCTGAGCATCGATCCCAAGGGCGGTGCCAAGACCACCCACAAGCTGCCGTTCGACGTCACCAGTCCGGACTTCATCAAGATCGATGGTGTGCCGTACTTGAGCGCGGCCGAGATCGAGGGCCTGACCTGATGACTTGCTCGTTCGATCGCGCCCAGGACCTGGAGCAGCGTCAGCGTGACCAGGCGATCACTGCCGCCCTGGCCGGCGTGCGGCCGGCCGGGCCAAGCCTTACCCATTGCGAGGACTGCGATCGTCCGATTCCCGAGGCGCGTCGCGCCTTGGGCGGGATGACCCGCTGCGTTCCCTGCCAGACCACTTTCGAGGGTGCACGTCGATGAGCACGAATCAGGCTGCCCAGGACACCGCCATTGCGCTGGCCAAGGTAGCGCCGGCGATCGGCGTTGGTGTCACCGGTGCGACCGGCACGGTCGACTGGTCGGCGGTCGCCTACATGCTGACCGCCCTCTACATGGTCCTGCAGATCGTCCTGCTGGTCCCCAAGTACCGCCAGATGCTGCGCGACTGGAAGGTGAAGCCGTGAGCCTGCGCCACAAGATCCTGACCGGTGCCGTGGCCCTGATGCTGGCCAGCCCCGGGCTGATGGCCTTCCTGGGCAAATGGGAAGGCGAGGGCCAGAACCTGGTCTACGCGGACCAGCTGGCCCGTGGCCTGCCTACGGTGTGCAAGGGCATCACCCGCCACACCAGCCCCTATCCGGTGGTGGTCGGCGACTACTGGTCGCCGGCGCGCTGCGCCGAGGTGGAGCAGCTGGTGGTCGAGCGAGGCCAATTGGGCCTAGCCGATTGCCTGACCAACGCTCGAGTCAGCCAGAACACGTTCGATGCCCTGAGCAGCCACGGCCACCACTTTGGCACGCCGTCGACCTGTGCCAGTCGCGCTCTGGCACTGATAAACGCCGGGCGCATCGCCGAGGGCTGTAGGGCGCTGGCCTGGGGCGCCGATGGTCGTCCGGTCTGGGCCTACGTCACCGATGCCAAGGGCAACAAGGTGTTCGTGCGCGGACTGCATGCCCGACAGCTGGACGAAGCGAGGCTGTGCGCCCAATGACCACGTTCCCGATTCGTGAACTGCTTGTCCTGTTGGTCGTGGGGCTGTCCGCTTGGGTAGCAATCGCCCTGCAAGACGTCGAGACCGCCCGGGGCGAGCGCGACCTGGCATTGAGCGAGCGCGACGCCGTTATCAAGGTCGCCAACGAAACCGCCGAGCGCCTGGCCAAGGCCGCCGCCAACGATCTCAAACATACCCAGGAGCTGAGACATGCGCTCAAAGCCAATCAGGATCTGCACCTTGCTGTCGATGATGGCAGTTGGCGGCTGCCAGTCAAAGCCACCTGCCCAGCTGCCGCAGTGCGGGCCGACGCCGGCGCCGGCGGCGTGGCTGATGGAGGCACCGCCGAACTCGCAGCAGACGCTCGATCGGATTATTTCACCCTCCGAGACCAGCTTGCCCGCAGCAAGCAAATGATTCTCGGGCTGCAGGACCACGTCCGCAGCTTCTGCAATACCCAACCCACCACCACTGGAACCGCACCATGACCGAAGCCAACCGCACCATCACCCTGGAAGTCCGTGAGCAGGAGTTCAGCTTCACCCTGACCCCGCAGGACATCACCAAGTACTTCAACGCCACCACCCAGGCTAACAAGGTGGCCCCGGCTCACAACCTGCTGATGACCACCGTGGCCCAGGAAGAGAAAGCCGCGCTCAAGCCGCTGCTGGCCAACCCGGTTTACACCATGACCCTGGCCAGCGCCCTGGTTGAGGAATACGCCCCTGACCTAGGTGTCGTCGTAAAAAAGTCCTCGAGCACGCCGAGCGACTGAACGACGACGGCTTCGGCCAATTGATCGCGCTGCACCAACGCTGGCTGCCCGGCACCGACGCTTCAATCGAGAACCTGGGCACCGCCAAATGGCTGGAAGACGAGCACTGGCGACGGACTGAAATAGCCGTCGCCAACGCCATTGCCCACGCATTGAACGGATAACCCATGGCTACCCAATCCGCCCGCTTGGCCTTCATCCTGAGCCTGACCGACAAGGTCAGCGGCCCAGCGAGCAAGATCAAGAACACCATCACTGACCTGGCCGAACAAGGCCAGCAGAACATCATCAAGATGGGCGCGGGTTTTGTAGGCATGCGCGCGTCCCTGGACGGCATCACCGCGTCCCTGGAGCCGGCGCTGGAGATGAACCGTGCATTGGGCGATGTCAGGGCCATGGGCACGGCCGAGGACGCGCTGTCCTCGCTCAACGCCAAGGCCCTGGAGTTCTCCGTCCAGTACGGGGCCAGCGCCGTGGAGTTCGTCAGCTCGGCCCGCTCCATCGAGGGGGCAATCCAGGGCCTGGTCGGCAACCAGCTGGCCACCGTCACCAACGCAAGCAGCGTGCTGGCCAAGGCCACCAAATCCGATACCGAAACGACCAGCCAGTACCTGGGCAGCATGTACAACCTGTTCAAGTCCGAGGCCGACAAGGTCGGGCGTGTGCAGTGGGTCGAGCAGCTGACCAGCCAGACGGCCCTGGCCGTAAAGTTGTTCCGCACAGACGGCGCCCAGCTCAAGGATGCGTTCAAGGAGGCCGGCGCGATCGCTACGGCTTCGGGCGTCAGCTTTGCCGAGCAGATGGCGGTGATCGGCACGCTGAGCAGCACCATGGAAGGCGGCGACGCGGGCGGCCGATACAAGGCGTTCTTCGAGAACATCGGCAACGCCTCGGACAAGCTGGGCATGAAGTTCACCGACGCCAACGGCAAAGTGCTGCCCATGCTGGACATTCTGGGCAAGCTGCAGGGCAAGTTCGGCGACCTCAAGACCGCCGCCGGCAACGCCAAGCTGGTGGAGGCCTTCGGCGGCGAGGGCGCCCAGGTGATCGGCGCGCTGGCCATGGACACCGACCGGCTCAAGAACGGTATCGCCGAGCTGGGCAAGGTGCGGGGGCTCGAGAACGCCGAGAAGATGGCCCAGGCCATGGTCGACCCCTGGCAGCAGTTCAGCGAAGCGGTGCAGGCCCTGCGTATCGCCTTCGGCCAGGCCCTTATTCCGATGCTGACCCCGCTGATGAACAGGATGGTCGGCATCGCCCAGACACTGACGCGCTGGTCGCAGCTCTTCCCCAACATCACCAAGGCGATCGGCATCGCTACGCTGGTTGTGTTCGGCCTCATCGCCGCAATGTCGGCGCTGACCCTGGTGGTCGGCATGGGCAAGATGGTCTGGTTGGGCCTGGTCACGGTCTGGAACATCCTGACCTGGACCGGCTTCCGTTCGATCGCGATGTTCCTCTACCACACCGTGATGGTTACCGGCTTCGTCGCTGGCATGGTCCTCATGTACACCTGGATGGGTCTGGTGCGCGTCGGGATGCTGCTGTGGCAGGGCGCTATCTGGCTGGTGAACGCCGCGATGCTGGCCAACCCCGTACTGCTGGTCACCGCCGGCATTATCGCCCTGGGCGTGGTGGTGGCTGCCGCGATCGTCTACTGGGACCAGTGGACCAGCGCGCTGATGAACACCGCTGCTTTCCAGTGGATCGCTGCTCAGTTGCAGACCCTTTCGGACTGGTTCGGCTCGATCGGTGGCTGGACCGGTCTGGCTAAATCGGCCTGGGACGGCATCGTGGGGATCTTCAAGGACTCCATCAACAGCCTGATCGGAATGCTCAACAAGATCCCCGGGGTGGAGATCGATGCGGTGTTCGGCGACCTGCCGACAATGCCGCAGGTCCCCGGCATGTCAGAGCCTATCGCGGCGACGTCCTCGCTTGGTGAGCAGGCCGAGCAGACCCGCCAACGCCTCAGCCAATCCGCCGCCGGCATCAGCCCCAAAGCGCCCTCGGCGGTTCCTCCGGGTGGCCTGCTGCGCTCGATTCAGAACAGCACCACCACCAACAACGACCAGGGCAAGAAGACCCACATCGAGAACCTGACGATCAGGACAGACAAGCAGATGACCCCACTGGAACTCGAAAACTTGATGAACATGGCGGCCGGCTGATGGGCTTCTACATCGATCTGCTGATTACCAACAACGACCTGACCCTGGACCCCTCGAACCAGCCGCTGCTGATCGAGGACCGTGCCAGCATCGCCCAGGACATCGGCCACATGATCCGCGAGTCCGGCTTGCTCAAGGCCCTGGTGGCCGAGCGCAGCCGGCTGCTGCAGGCCGACTGCATCCAGCAGCTGGAGCTGCTGGTGGAAACCGACGATCGCCTGGTCCCGGGCACCGTGCAATTCATCCTGCAGGAGCCAGGCAAGTACCTGGTCACCGCCACGACCGTGGCATTCGGCACCGTGGAGGTAGTGGTGTGAGCGACCTGGACTTCAAGCAAGCGCTGGCCGACGCCGGCGTACCGACCACCGAAGCCAAGCTCCGGGCTGCCTGGGAGGCCGAGGTGGCCGCCCAGGGCAGCAAGTTGAGCAACACCAGTTCATGGTCGCCGTTCTGGCGAGTGGTGACGGCACTCGTCACCAAGCCCGTGCTGTGGATGCTGGACTTCATCGCCGGCACCGTGCTGCCGAATTTCTTCGTCAAGACCGCGGTAGGTGCTTGGCTGGACCTGCTGGCCTGGCAGGTCAACGTCGAGCGCAAGGCCGCGACCAAGGCCACCGGCCAGCTCCTGTTCACCCGTAGCGCCGTGGCCGGCACGCTGGAGATCCCCGCCGGCACCCGGGTGCAATCGATCGGGATCAACGGCAACGTGTACGTGATGGTCACCACGGCGATTGGCACGTTCCTGGACGGCCAGGCCCAGGCCCTGGTGCCGGCCGAGGCATTAGCCGCCGGCACGGGGTACAACCTGGCCCCGGGTTACTTCTCGATCCTGCCCGAGCCGATCCCAGGCGTGGTCCAGGTCGTCAACGCCGAAGGCTGGCTGCTGCAGCCCGGCGCCGACACCGAGGGCAACGACGATCTGCGCCTGCGCGTGCGCAACCAGTTTTCGGCGGTCAACCAGTGGCATACCGATGCGGTGTATCGCGCCATGATCGCCGCCTTCCCGGGCGTACAGGCCGATGGCGTTTACTTCGAGCATGGTGCGCCTCGAGGACCTGGTACCGCCAACGCCTACGTGCTGTTCGAAAACGACTCGCCGGCCGACACGTACCTGGAGCAGATCAACGCCCATGTGCGCGATGAGGGCAACCATGGCCATGGCGACGATTTGCTGGTCATGCAGATGCCCGAGACCCAGCACCAGGTGCGCGTCACCGTGTGGCCCACGACCGCTGTTGGCAGCGAAGGGTGGAACACGTTGAAAGCCGACATCGCGCTGTTCATCCGCGCTGCTTTCCGCGAGAACAGCGACTACAAGCCGACTCTGACCTACCCGCAGTCGCAGTTCTCTTTCAGCAAGCTGACCACCGAGCTGCACGAGCAATTTGCCGGCATCAAGTCGCTGGACTTCGCCAACGCCGACATCGTGTCGCAGATGACCATTCCAAGGCTTACCGGCGTCGAGGTGCTGCAGGGTGATTAAGTTGAGCCTGCCGTTCTGGCTCGCCGGCGCCGAGCTGACCAAGCTGAAAGCCGCTGCCCAGTCCTGGTGGGGCAAGGTCGAGAACTGGGTGCAGTGGCCGCTGCTGCAGCTCGATGCCGAGACCTGCCACCTGACCATCCTCGACCTGCTGGCCTGGCAGCGCGATATCCAGCGCTTCGCCGGCGAGCCGGAAAGCCTGTACCGGCTGCGCGTGAAGTACGCCTTTGTGAACGCGGTCGACGCCGGCAACACCGCAGGCTTCGTGCGGATCTTCGAGCGCCTGGGCGTGGGCTATGTCGAGGTCCAAGAGCGCGTCGCCGGCCAGGACTGGGACATCGTCCTGCTGCACCTCACCGACAGCCAGCTGAGCGAGAACCCGACGCTGCTGCGCGTGCTGATGCAGCAGTACGGCCGCACCTGCAGACGCTACGACTTCGTGACCATCACCCCGGTCACCCTAAACATCGGCGCCGCTGCATTCAGCGACGACCAGCAAACGCTGATAGCCAGTCTCGACGAAGCCCCCGCCCAGTTGGTGGTGATCAACGAACTGACCCTTCTGACCCTGTTGAACGACCCGTTTAAGTAAGGAGCCCCCATGGGAGCGAGTATTACCCTGGCCGGCGAAAGCCTGATTGCCCAGAAACAGGGCGCCCAGCAGAAGCTGGAAGTGGCCCGATTCGTCCTGGCCAACGTGCCCGGCCTGGATGTCAGCGGGGCCGTCAATCGCGCCGGTACCAAGCCGCCAGCCGCTCAGATCGTGCATACGGCGAACGTCACCCGCCGGGGCTATGTCAGTCCGCGCCAGGTGATCTACAGCCTGATGATCACCTCCGAGGTCGGCGACTGGGACTTCAACTGGATCGGCCTCGAGACCACCGAAGGCGTGCTCTTGGCCGTGGCCTACGTGCCGCTGCAGCAGAAGCGCCGCAACATCCCGCCGACCCAGATCGGCAACAACATCACGCGCAATTTCCTGGTCGAGTTCAGCGGCGCCCAGCAGCTGACGGGCATCACCGTCGATGCCAGCACCTGGCAGCACGACTTCACCGTGCGCCTGACCGGCATCGATGAGCGCGAGCGCCTGAGCAACCGCGATGTGTACGGCCGGGCCTGCTTCTTCCAGGACGGCTTGCAGCTGGAGCGTAACGACTTTGGGCTGTTCCAGCTCAAGAGTGGCACCGCCTATGTCGAGGGCATTCGTGTTGCCTTGGCAGCTGCGTCAATCGTCCAGTTGCCGGCACTGCCGGCCACGGCCTGGCTCGATGTCTGCCTGACGCATGAGGGCAGCGAGGTCCTGGCCGGGTGGACGGTGGTTTTCGGTGCCGCCAAGGCTGACTACCTCGACACCAACAGCCGCTGGCACTACATGGTCAAGCTGGCAGACGTCGCCGCTGACGGCGCCATCACTGACCTGCGCGCCTGGCAACCCATCAGCAGTGCACTGATCGACCACTTCGCTGCCCGTAACGGCGACTACGAGCAGCTGCGTGCGCGTGCCACGACGAAGGAAGACGTCGGCCTCGATCAGATCCCCAACGCCATCAGTGACGACCCGGACACCGATAGCAGCGAGATCCTAGCCACCACCCGGGCGCTGAGAAGCCTGAAGGCCTCCGTGAACAGCGCGTTGGTTGGCATGGTGGCTCACTTCCCGACGACGTCCGCGCCGCCGGGCTGGCTCCGTGCCAATGGTGCCTCGGTCTCGCGAGTGGCTTACGCCGAGCTGTTCTCCCGCATTGGCACCCTGTTCGGCTCCGACAGCCCGTCGACTTTCAAGCTGCCCGACCTGCGCGCTGAGTTCATTCGCGGCTGGGACGACGGCCGAGGACAGGATACGGGGCGGGCCTTGGGCAGCTGGGCGGGCAGCCAGAACTTGAGTCACGTCCATGAGGCAGAGGTTCTGCCTGGGGGTGCGCATGACCACTCTATGGAGTACCCACGCGACTTGGTGAAACACCAAGACGGGGTGGACGATGACGCGGTCCTGGGTGATGAGATCGAGGAAGGCATTCAGTACATGCGCACATCCATGGCCCCCGACCATGTCCACGGGGTCACGGTCAACGCTTCCGGCGGCAACGAGTCGCGCCCACGCAGCATCGCGCTGCTCGCCTGCATCAAGTACTGAGGATCGACCATGGACAGCAAAGTTGTTTACCAGATCGATGACCACGGGCTGTATGTAGGGCGGGCCGTAGCCGACCTGTCCCCTTTGGAAACGGACGTCTGGTTGATCCCGGCCGGCTGCGTCACGCTCGCGCCACCCAAGGCGCCAGTGGGCAAGGTGTGCAAGTGGGACGGTCAGCAATGGCTGCACGTCGAGGCGCCGGTATGACCTGGTCGCCCGTGCAAGTGCGCTGGCCCAGCCAGGCGACAGCCTTCCTGGATGACCTGGGCAGCGTCCAGGACCTGGCGGCCGGCTCGCTGGCCAGCACAGTCAAACGTGTAGCCGAGCTGGCCAGCCTGGCCACGACCAGCCCGGGGCAAGTCGGTACCGCCGCCCTGCAGTTGGCCGATGCCGGCCGCGCCGCGCTGGCCGGCGCGCTGGGCGAGCCTCCGCTGGCCCTAGTCGTCACGCCGTTTCAAAGCGGTGTCGGCCAGGGCACCGGCTACCAGCGTTACCTGTCCGCGCCCAACCTCCTGCGCCATATGGCTGACAAGCTCACGGACACCAGCGACGACAGCCGGCCCGGGGCAGAAAGCCATGCCCTGGTAGTGATGTTCGTCGCGACCCGTTACGACCACCTGGCCACAGCCCTGGCGGCCTTCAACGCGCTGCTGCCGATGAAGGACCTGCAGCGGGCCGAGCGCCGTGCGCGTCAGCTGTTCGACCTCGAGGCCGACAAGTGGACCTTGCCCGCTGCCGGCACGCTGCCGCTCTGGGAAAAGCTGCCCTTGGATCGTTGCACCATCACCAAGGTGGCCAACCAGGCCATAACCAGCCAGCTGGCTGCGCTGGAAAGCTATGCGGACAGCTCGCCTGCCAACGACCTGGCTGCCTTGGCGGCCCGCAAGGCTGAGCAAGCCCAGGGCCTGGCCAAGAAGCTGGCAGGGCTGAAGGACCAACTTGCCGGTAGCGCGGCCAGCGCCAGTGCACGGGCCCGGTTGATCGGCCCAGGCACGAACGCTGAGCTGGCCCGGCAACTGCAGTCCGGCGAAGCACCAGGTCATGAGTGGCCGCTGTCCGCAGGCGTGATGCTGGTTGGCTCGCTGCCGGGTCTGGCGTTCGTGCGCGAGCTGGTGGGCCTATGACCATGCTGCTGAATGGCCAACTGGTCGAGGGCAAGAACCTCAAGGTCACCGCCAGCCTGAGCATCGAAAGCGACGACCTGTCGGGACAGACCAGCAACACCGAGACCGCGCACAAGGGGTTCAAGCCCAAGTCGCTGACGGTCACGCTGACGATCCCCTACAAGGACCATCGACAGCTGCGCGCCCTGATGGGGTTGGCCGAGGCCACCGAAGCCGGTGGCCAGCGCACCACCTACCGCGTGGTCAACGACACTGCCGCAGCCTTCGGCGTGCGTCAGGTGCAGTTCAGCGACAGCGTGAGCGCCCGTGAGGCCGACACGATCAAGGCCTGGATGGTCCAGTTCACGCTGACCGAGAAGCTGTCCAACCCGGAAAAGGTAGAGAAACGTCGCCCCGCTGCCGGCGTGTCGCAGCAGTCAGCCTCGGGCTCGGCCGTGGGCACCTCGGGCGGCGCCACTGCAGCAGGCAGTGGATCGACCACTGAGCTGACGGGCTTCGAAAAAGTGCTTAAGCGCGTCGACGACTACCTGGGCGGTGCGGAATGAGCATGAAGCTGCACAAGGTGGTCACCATCGGCGGCACCGTCTACCCACTGATCAGCGACGACGTGCGCCTGCTGCTCAAGAGCCCCGGCCGGGCCAACTTGAAGATCCAGGCCACGGCGCCGGTGAGCGGCTTGGTGACGTTGGACATCGGCTACAACGAGCGATCGCTGCAGCGCCACTTCCTCGGCTACGTGGAGCGGTGCACCACAAGCAACGCGGTCAGCCAGGTCGTGTTCTGCAGGGAGCTGACCGGCGTGCTGGCCGCGCCTTTGCCGCTCAACCTGCGCCACGTCGACCTGCGCACCGTCCTGGAAGAGATCCACAAGCAGACCGGCCTGAGCTTTCGAGTGCCTGAGCAGGCCTATGCGACGACCAAGGTGCCGTTCTTCTACAGCCTGGCATCGGGTTTTCTGGCCATGGATAGCCTGGCCAGGGTGTTCGGGATCGAGGACTTCATCTGGCAGCAGCAAAGCAACGGCGAGGTTTTCGCCGGCAGTTGGGCGGACGGCTTCTTCGGTGCCCGGTCGCCGCTGCAGCTGCCGATCGAGCTGTTCGATGACTACCAAGGCAACCAGAGCGCCCAGGTGGCAGCACTCCCCGGGTTACGGCCGGGGGCAACTATCAACAACGGCGAGCGGGTCACGTCCGTGGCACTCGCCGGCACTCAAATGGCCATCAAATGGACGATGTGATCCGCCGCAGTGTCGAGCGGCAATTTCCCGAGCTGTCCGGAAAGTACCACCTGCCGCGCTTCGGCCGGGTGGTCGGTGTAGCTGACGCCCCGGCGGGCTCGAGCATGTGCGACGACTTCCGGCCGCGCCTTGCCGCTGACATCCAGGTGCTGCGCGAGGATGGCGAGCCCGACCCGGACTTGCCGATCCTCGCCGGCGTGCCGCTGCCCATGCCTATTGCGGGCAATGAGATGGGACTGTTTGGCTTTCCCGAAGAGGGCACCGCAGTGGTGGTGTGCTTTGCCTACGGTCTGCCCCACAAGCCCTACGTGCAGACGGTGCTGCCGCACGGGCTGAGCCTGCCCAAGGTGCCCAAGGGCGCCCAGGTCTGGCAGCACAGCGAGGCCGCCCAGCAGCGGGTGGAGCCGGACGGGAGCTGGTTGCGGCAGACCGACGGCCGGATCCGCGACGACTCGATCGACCGCGAAGTCCAGAGCCTCAACAACGCCGAGCAGCACCAGGTCAGCGCCGTCCAGGTCGAGACCCATTCGACCGAGTCGGTCGGGGGCATCAAGACGCTCGAGGCCCTGGGCGCGCTCAAGCTGCTCTCGGGCGGCGCCGCCACGCTGGCCGCAGTGGATGACCTGCACGCCGCCACCGGCCGTGACCTCAACCTGGCCGTGGCGCAGAAGCTCAACACGGCGGTCGGGGGCGATCTGCTCGAGCGCGTCAAGGGCAACCGGCGCAGCCTCGCCGCCAAGACCTGGTTGGGCTCTGAAGGTGTGAACGTCCTGCAGGTGCTGGTCGACCTGATTGACCTGGTCGTGCAGATGAACACCGACATCGCCGGGCACGTTCACCAGTCCAGCCCACCGCCTACCAATGCCGCCGCTTTTGCAGGCTATGCCGTCGCCGGCACCCGATTGAACGGGCAACTCAAGCCCATCACAGGATGAACACATGGAACTGAAGAACTTCTTCGCCCAAGACGATCAGGGCAACATCACCCCCGGCGCGACCTGCTACCTGTACGAGGTCGGTACCGAAAACCTGGTGCAGCAGATGTACCGCGCCAATGGCACGGCACTGACCAACCCGTTCAAGGCAGCCAACGATGGTCTGGTCCAGCTCGCCGCCGCGAACGGCCGCTATGACCTGCGTGTGGACACGGGAGCGCGCAGCTACCGCATCCACCTGCAGTTCAACGACGTGAGCGAGGACTTGGCCGCTGCCAAGAGTTCTGCTGACCGTGCGGAGCTTGCCCGCGACGCGGCGCAGCTGTCGGCCGGCCTCAAGTCGACGATCGAGAAAGGCCTGTCGGAGACGGACAGCGGCGAATATTTCAGCGTGCCCGGCAGCGATTCCAAGAACTACCTGGTCCTGTACCAGAATCAGGACAACAAGGCCGTCGAGATCAGCCGGTATCCCAATGCTGAGGCCATTTCCAGCATGGAGCAGCTGATCAGGCCGCTCGCGGCAGCCAACGCCGCCGATGACCATGCCCTGACCTTCGAGGACGCCAACGGCTTCATCCTGGGGCTGATCACTGCAGCACGCAGGCTGATCATGCGTGGCGGGCTGGACATCGGCACCGGCAGTCTGGAAAGCAGCGCCAACGACTTCGAGTTCACCGATCCGAACGGTTTCCAGGTGGCCAAGCTGGGGCTACAGGAATCGAACATCTCGGGCATGAACGTCAAGCGCAGCACCGGCGGCGACATCGAGTTCGGCGACTACAACGGCTTCGTGCACGCCCGGATCGGCGCCGAGCAATCGGTGGTCAACGGCTTGGCCCTGCAGTCGCGCATGACCGAAGGCGTGGAGATCACCGACGAGAACGGCTTCCTGCTGGCACGCTTTGACAACCGCGCTCCCGCGCTTGCCTCGGCCAACTCGCAACCGTTGCTCAACCTCAGAGCCCAGGTGCGCACTGCGATCATGCAGATCATCGAATATGGCCAGTCGCTGGGTCGAGGAATCAATTCCACACCGGCGATCAGCACAGTCCAGCCGTACAAGAACATCATGCTGGCCAGCGGGGTGAAAGTGCGGGCCAGCGAGCCAGGCTACAACCCGACTTCGTTCGTGCCACTGGTCGAGGCCACCGTTAGTATCGAAGGTGAGACTCCCGTTTCCGGTCTATGCAATGGCGTGGTGCGCCGCGCAGTTGCTGATGGCGAGCTGGCAGCCAACTGGGTGCTGGCGGCAACGGCTGTGGGTCGCAGCGGTCGGGCGATCGAGCAGCTAATGCCAGGCGACAATAGCTCTGACTTCGCCAAGCTGGTGCAGACGATCAGGGACACCAAGGCCCTGGCCGATGCCCTGGGCAAGAGCTATTCGGTATGGGCCTACAGCTGGAACCAGGGCGAATCCAACTACGTGGGTTCCTATACCCGCTCGGCCTATCTGTACATGCAATACATGCTGGAGCTGTTTGATACGTTGACTGCTGAGATCGTCGCCATTACCGGGCAACAGTTCCGTCCATACGCGTTCATCTACCAGGTCGGGGCTCACCGCAAATATAACGTCGATAAAATGGACATTGCACTTTCGCAATGGCGAGCGAGCCGCGAGCGCGAGGATATCGTTCTGGCCGCGCCGGTGTACATGTTTGCCACTGGTGATGATTCGTTGCACCTGACCAATGAATCGTCCTGGTTGATCGGAGAATATAAAAGCCGCGCCATGTATCAAACGATGATCCGCCGGACTGGCAAGTGGAGGCCGCTGGAGCCGGTTTCGGTAAATTGGCAGGCTAGCTATATCGATATCAAGTTCCATGTTCCGTCTGGGCCGCTTGTATTGGATACCGCCCTTTGCACAGCCGAAATCAATCATGGGTTTGATATTCGTGAAGATGATATAATTGCCGACATCATCACTTCAGTAACTGTCACTGGTCCCGATACCGTTAGACTGCAACTTTCCCGTGCTGCAGGTGCAGGCGCAGTTGTCAGTTATGCGCGAGGCCGAAACACTTCGTTCGCAGGTTCTGGGCCAACTCAAGGTGCACGCGGTAACTTGCGCGACTCCAACGGAGACTTTGATAAGGCGGTATCACCGCTGAATAACACGTTCGCACTTCACAACGCATGCGTCATGTTTCAGTACGACCGCCGTACTGGATTCTAATAAAGAGGATTTGAAATGGGTGTTCGTATCGTTGCAAAAGACGTTGATGCCGAGGCCTACGCCACGGAGTATTCCGCACCAGTACGGCGCGGCCTGGAAGGCATCCACTTCCTCAACACCACGCCGCAGAAAGCCGCACGCAACTACGCGCCTGGCAAGAAGTCGGGAACCGTAGTGGGCTCGCCGGTCGCCAAGGCCGACAGGTTGTCGACGGTGGGGCTGGTGAGCTACATCCAGTCTGAGGTCGCCGAAACCGACTCGATGACGATCTTCTGCATTGCCCGATCGGGCGATGCCAATGCCAACGCTGCAACGCGTCCGGGCTTCTTCGGTACGTTCCGGGGCCTGGCGGCCGATGGCGGGGTTGCGGATGGCCTGATCATGTTCTTCAGCACTGCAGGTTCGATCGCAGTAAACGCCGGCTTCGGCAACACCGAGGCGGACAAGACCAGCCCACGAGCTGCGCTGTCGGATGCCAACGCTTCGTCCTGGGCTCTGTACCAGGTCACGGTGAGTTCGGCTGGGATCACCTTCCGGGATGTCACCAATAACCGTTCACAGACCACTGCGGTCACTAACGGCCTGCCGCGCCGTCGCTCGCTGAGCAAATTCCGCCTGGGGAGCACGTTCAACGACTTCGCCGGTACTTGCGACCTCGCGGTCTGGCAGGCGCATTCAGTTATACTCAGTGATGAGGAGATCTCTGCAACGATTGCGGATTTACGTAGTTACGCAGCACGAAAAGGCATTAGTGTGTAGGGTCTACATGCTGAAAGTCTTGGAATAAGCCTGCGATTGCAGGCTTTTTAATTGCTTGCGCACGCGTTGTTAGCGGAAAAATGGCGATCAATGGTTAGTGGAAGAAAGGACTTATGATTAGGAATAATTTTAATAAGAAAGTATGGACTGGTAGTGTTAAAAAGAATGCTATAGCTTACGGTGCGATTTCAGTTGCAAGTCTGTTTGTTTTTTTAATTGTAATTGGGATGGTGCTGTGGGCTGTGTGCAAGCATTTTCTCCTGGGTGAGGATATACCGTTCATTCAGATTTACAATTCTGGTACTGCAGAATACTGGGGGCAGATCGGAGACTTCATTGGCGGCACTCTAAATCCGGTGTTGTCATTCGCTGCATTTATGATGCTGCTTATCAATTATTTGAAGCAAAAAAGAGACTCTGAAGGGAATGAGATCAATAATATACGTACGCTGAATAATCACAGATTTTTTGAGTTTTTGAAATTAATGCATGAAGCAGCTAGGGGGGTTGAAGTCGACGATCCTGAGGAGGGTGAAACTCTTCGTAACCATAGAGGTCTCGGCCGTGCATGGAATATTTTTAAAAGAATGGAGCCAAAAAAATCCGACAATACAGAACCTCCAATATTTTTGGAGCTTAACGGTAGATATAGGGTTTGGCGATCTAAGTACTGGCCTGCTATTGGAAGCTACTTTGAACTCTCGCTCTTCGTGATTGATCAATACGTGGCTACTAAAAAAGATATCAATGATTTTTCTGAAGCGCCGGATAAGCTATATTTTTTGGCAGCATTAAGAGCTCAGCTAACTATCGATGAGCGGAGTATTCTTCTATATGAAATGATGAATTCAAAACGATGGCACACTTATTTGACCGATTTGCATGCGAATGGGTTTTGGTACGATGCTGAATATATTTTGGCTGATCGAGTTACTGCACTTATAAATATAGCTGTAGAGTTTCATGCGGAACAGTCATCCTAGGATCTGCGTTGTGTAGAGCGCTTGCTTAAAAACATTAGGACGAGGCTAATTATGGATATATATAAAATAACACCATATCTGACTAGGGCTAAAGCTCTTCTAGATCTAGCTGAGCCGTCTTCATTAAAATATGCATACCTCGAGCTGAGATTTTGTTTGGAGGTTATGGCCTATCGGCAGTTAAGGCAATATGGGGAGGTTATTCCTGCTCGACTGATGAAAGAGTGGAAGGCTGATCAGATCATAAGACTTCTCGCCTCTTTTGACCCTTCGTCTGATCAAAGTGGAGAGATATCATTTTCTTTGGATGGGCCTGAGTCGGGAGAATGGAAAGCTCTGGGAAGTAGCGAAGTAATTAGCTGGAGAAAATTCAGGAAATACTACAACAAACTTGGATCTTACCTTCATGCTTCTAAGGTTCCTGAAGAATCTACATCTGCGCCTATAGGAGAGGTGCAAAGTATTGTAAGCGAGCTAGAGCGTGTCGAGAAATCTTCTTTAATTTTTGCGCTGAAGATTTTGGTACATGCTGACTGTCCTCAATGCGGTGAAAGAATCTTCATGGCCGAACATGAGTTCAGTAGCAAGGATCTTGTCTACTGCCGCAACAATAAGTGTAATGCCTTATTTCAAAAGCAAATAAATGAATTGGGCGAAAAGATTATCACCCCAATAGATATAGTTTCTATAAAGTGCGATTGTGGACTTGCAGTTCCTCTTCAGCTCGACAATCTTCTGGCACCAATATACTGCGAGGCTTGCTCTCAGGGGTATCGCGTTGACTTGGCTTTTTCTAAACACTACCGCATAACGTAA